CCAAAGAACCGCCAAGGATTCAACCTCGCGGTAAGAACGGAAAAATCATCCGCAAAAAGATGATTAAACTTAGCAAGACTTTAAGCAAAAGCATTGATGTACGCGTGAAACAATTTAGAACAACTGGCAACGCTTACGCAATCATCGGGCCAAAAAGACGCGCTGGAAGAACCGTAAAAGGTGAAATAAAAGTTCCTTCAAAATATGCTCACCTAGTTGAGTTTGGAACCGCGCCGCATCCTATTGGTAAAGGTTCAATAACCAGCGAAGCGTTAATAAAAAACGGCAGAGGATTTAAAAGCGTTGGCGGTATTCATCCTGGAGCGCGTCCAAAGCCGTTTATGAGACCAGCTTATGACACGTCGCGCTCGGCAATGTTAAATCAAATTGAAACAGTTTTAAAAGACGCTATTGAGGGCCAATCATGAGCGCCGCCAAAGCTATGAGAGCGCGGTTGATTGGTGACGCAACCTTGACCGGTCTTATCGGAACGCGTATTTATCCTGGCAAAGCGCCGCAGGACCCAACGCTTCCCTACGTTGTCTATCACCGCATTAGCACAACAAGAACGCCAACACTTAACGGACCAACTCTTGTTCCTGAGACACGCATTCAACTGGACATCATAGCAACTTCCCAAGCAAGCGCGGAACTGGTGGCAACAGCAATCCGCAACAGAATAGACGGATACACCGGAACTTCTGCAAGCGTTTCGGTTCTCTCCTCGGTGGTCGAGGACGAGATGGACATGGACGAAACCATTGAAGGGTCGGACTCAATCTATTACCGCGTGGTAATGGATGTTCTGATTCAACACCGAGAATAGGAGAGAAAATCATGGCAGCAGTTGCAACCTATGGTTCAACAATTTCCATTGGTGGAACTAATTTAACCGGCGTTACGGACATCACTCCTCCGAGTTATTCGAGGGGAACGATTGACGTGACTCATCTTGGTTCCAGCAATCACGCCAAGGAATTTATCCCTGGCTTGCTGGATGGTTCCGAAATGTCGGTAACCGTTATCTGCGGCGCTGGAACCGGTATTGGAACCGTTGCCGGTTATGTGGACGACTACGGCGCAAATGAAGCCAAAGCGGTTTCTATTACTTTGCCGGACTCTGGCGGATCATGCTCGTTCAACGGCATCGTAACCAAAGTTCAAATGGATGCTGTAAGCGTCGGAGATAACACCGTTAAAGCAACGATCAGCATCAAGCCGACTGGTCAGGTTACTTACTCTTTAACTTAATTTGAAAGAGGTTTTGTGTGATAGAAAAAGCAAAGCTTTTGGCTTCGTCGTCCGCTTTCAAACTCGGGGAGCTTGACCTCCCCGAGATTGGAGGCAAAGTCTTTTTGCGCGTTCTTTCTTCTCGCGAGCGCGATGCTCTTGAAGCGGAATTTACTGACGCGAAAAACAGTTTAACGAAGCTTGATAACATTCGCGCCAAGCTGGTTGTCCGCGCGCTTGCTGATGACCAAGGGAAGCGCTTGTTTTCCGACGCTGAGGTTGACCAGGTTGGCGATATGCCAGCGCCGCTAGTAAGCAAGATATTTGACGCAGCGGCTCGGCATAACGGCATGACCGCCGAAAGCGTGGAGACCGCAAGAAAAAACTGATAGACCGACCGACGAAGCGTTTTCTTTTTCGGTTGGCCGGTCACTTGAAAAAGACAGTTTGCGAACTGCTTGACACGATGGACTCACGGGAGCTTTCCGAATGGATGGCGTTCGCTTCGCTGGAACCTCTCGACGGAGACCGCGGAGACATTCACGCGGCGCAGGTTTGCGCGGTACTTGCAAACCAATGGCGAAGCAAAGAACAGAAGCCGGTCGATGTAGTGGACTTTATCCCGGATTGGTACGCAGTTCAAAAGCCAAAGAAAAGTAATTTTGCTGCGTTTAAAGCTTGGATGATGGCAGTCGGTACGGAGAGAAAATAATGGCAAAAACAATCGGCGCTCTTTCTGTCAACATGGGCATTAAGATTGCCGACTTTGTTGCCGGTATGAAAACCGCTCAAACCAAGGTTGTGGACTTTTCTACCAACGTTACCGCAAGCACGATGAAGGTGTCTTCAGCAATCAAAGGGCTTGTTGCTCTGACAAGCACTTCGCTCGCTGCTTATGGCGTTTACAAATTCTACGACCGAGCGATTGAAACTTTTGTCAAAACCGAAGAGGTAATGACAAAGATTCGAGGTTTAAGCGATAACCTTGGCGCTGACAAAATTGGCGCTGTCATGGAAACTATTGCCGCCAATGGGCGCATTGCTCTTGAGGTTACCGGAGACCTTGCCGCAAAGTTCCTCGCCGCCGGTATTAACAGCGAACAAACCGCGCAAATGATTCAAAGCTTTGGATCAACTGCTCAATCCGCCGGCAAGAGCGCCGCGGATGTTTTTGGAAAGCTCGGAGAAATAGCGCTGGCGATTCGCAACACCGGCGAAGTGAACGCGCAAAGCTTCGCCGAACTGGCGGCGCTTGGCTTGCCAGTTTATGACGCGTTGGCAAAGCGGCTTTCAGAGGTTACCGGAGAAGCAATCAGCGCCGAGCGCGCTATGGAGATGCTGACAAGCGGACAGGTAAGCGGAACGAACGCGCTCAACGCTCTGCTTGGTCTTCAAGGTAATGACAAGGTCAAAGCGCAAGCGGAAGCGCAAGCCAACTCGCTTTCCGGAATTTACGCCAGACTTTCCGGAGAGATTGAAGGTTTCTTTTCCACCATGGGCGGCGCAATCGCCGAAGCGCTTGACCTTAAGGGATTCAACCAAGGCTTTATTGACTTTATTGAAAGCTTAAAAACAAATTTTGAAACCGGATTAAAGCCAGCTATTGAAAACATTGGCATAGCATTGGCGGCGGTGCGAGATGTTTTGTTTGCAGCATTTAGAGGTTTAGTTGATTTCTTTACGCGGTTTGATGAATCAGATGGAATGGTTGGCAGCAAAGTTAACAATATTCGCGCTATCGTCGTTCAATTTGCTCAAGGACTCATGGGAGTTCTTCAGCAAATGCTTGACCTTGCAGCGGTTGCAATTGAAAAACTTGCAAACTTTGCCGGTGGCGCTGATTTGGCTGCAAAATTTGCCAAAGGGATGGCTGGCGGTGCTGCTGCTGGTGCGGCAGTCGGATCATTTTTGCCAGGTATTGGAACTGGTATTGGCGCTCTTGTTGGCGCTGGAGCTGGCGCGCTCGGCGTTTCCATGAGCAATGAGCGCTTTGGAGAGTCTGCGGATTTCTCAGGATTCCGAGCGCAAATGGAAAAGATGTTTCAAGGTATCAGCGAGACAATTGGCCAGGTTGGTAACGAATCTGCGGCTAATTATTTGGAAGGTTTCATTTCCGGTCTCAAAAACAGTTTTGAAAACAAAAAAGATAATCTTGAAAAAGCTTTGTCAATTGACATGAAAACCTTTTTTGTTGGTCTTCAATCCGGCGTTGTTTCTGGGGAAATAGGTTATAGCGCATTTCTTAATCAGCTTTCAAACGGGACAGCTTCCGCAATTGCTGTCTTTAAGCGCGAGATGGAACTTGGAAATCTTTCCGTTGAGCAATTTGATGAAACAATTTCCGAACTTGAAAGCAGAACTTTAAAAGTTCTTGATATAGCTTTAAAAGAAGGTCGAATTACTAACGAAGAATATGCAGCAAGCATAGACAGCTTGTACGCAAAATTAAATTCCCTTAAACCGCCAGCGGACGTATTTGCTCCGACCGTTCCAACCAAGCTCCCCGACTGGATTCAACAACTTGTTGACGGCAAAAGTCCTCTCGACACGTACCGCGAGAAACTTGCGGAGCTTGAAAACGCTCTCAACACCGGACAGATTTTGCCGGACCAGTTTGCCGCCGGTGCGACGATGCTTGCCGACGAGCTAGAGCGCGCGGTTGGCAGCGTCGAAGAGTTAAAGAATCCTGGCGCGTTGCTTGCCGGAAGCAAGGAAGCGTATTCGCAAATTCTGAAAATTCAGAATCAAGGACAGGGGGAGAGTCCCCAGCAGCGGCTTGAGCGTCTTGCGGCGCGCGCTAACGAGCTGGCGCAGCAGCAAGCCAGGACGCAAGAGCAAATCTTGGCGGCAACACTCAACAACAATCCAGTAGTTACCGCAACTTTCGGAGGCTAACGCAATGGCTGTTACCGGAGTAGTCGAGACGTTTGAAGGTCGCACTGCAAGCGATGACAGCAAGAATCAAGTCACGATGCGGCGCACGTTTCTGGTGAGAACAAACAACAATTACGACGACGCGGTTGTTGTTGCACTTGCTGGCATTCCGGCAATGTATTCTGTTCACCCGAATTATCCAAAAGCTTTTGTCGTTGGGCGCGACTTTCAACCACAGGAAGACCCGCAACTTTGGAAAGTTGTTGTCAGCTATTCTAGCAACCTGGACACGATCACTCCTTCCAGTTCTCCGAGCGCACCGCAAACGCCAGAGGTTGCGAAGCAACAGCAGGGAAGCGCTCCGGCAGAACGCGTAGCTAACCCGCTTTTGCGTCCAACGGATGTTGATTTCTCAACAGTGGACCGACCCAAGATATTGCTTCAAGACTATCACACGACACCGCTTGCGGTTGTGAACTCTATCTTTGAAAAGTTCGACCCTCCGATTGAGACGGAACGTCCGATTCTGAATATGCACCTGGAGTTTAATACTGCGACTTTCCTAGTATCGGATTGGCTTGACCGCGTGAAGACGGTTAATAATGCGGCTTTCTCTGGATATCCGGCGCGCTCGATGTTTCTGGATAGATTGACCGCAAAGCGTGTCTACGAAAACGAGGTCAAATATTGGCGCGTAACGCTGGATATTGCTCTTGATAAAGAGCTTTGGGATGTCCTTGTTTTGAATCACAGTTATTGCGAAATTGATGCAAACACCAACGACATAGTAACAGCGACAGACAAGAGCGGAAAGCCAGCGCCCAACGGAGTTATCTTGGATGAAGACGGTTATCGTCTTGACGGAGTGGAACCGACCGAAGCCAACGGCGGTTTGATTCGTTTCTACAAATACAAACCGGCAAGCTGGTCCTGGCTAACACCAATCTACAATAACATTCTCTAGGGGTGAGCAATGCGTTTCGCTTTTGGCGAAGACGAAGTTCGGAGAATTGCAAAAACCGTAAAAACGGTTGAGCAACAGCAGGGAAGCTCCTCGCTCGTTCCGTCTGGACCGCGGCACACCGGATCACATATGAGCGTGGTCAAAGTGACGGCAACCGGGACACCGTACGCAACAGGTTTTCGTTTAGACTTCAGCGCGCAAGACGCAAATCTTTTGCAGCTCGACGCGGTGAAAATCAAAGAGGTTGGCGGCAGAGCTCTTACCGCCAATAGCTATTACATTGGCTTTTTTACCGGCTATTATCAAGGTATTCCGGTTTTCCTGGTATCCGCTGCAAGCGGTACAGGTGGAAGCGGAAGCGGAAGCGGAAGCGGTGGCGAAGGTGGTTCCGGTGGAACTGGTTCCGGCGAATGCTTTGACGTTATCCAGTCTATATCGTGTACCGATGGCGAGCTTTCCGTAACGTACGCAACCATTTGCCCGGACAGCGGAACCGCTGTTATCGTTGGCCAGCAAACCGGCAATTACAGCATAACCACAAAGTACAGCGTCACCGGTGGCGGCAAGCTCAACAACTTTACCGCAATATCTTTGGTTAACGATGTGGCTTCGCCGACATCGCTTCAATACTACGGTACAAATTCAAACTCGGTGCGCGGTTGGTACGACTTGCCAAGCGGAGCGCAAGCAAACAAATCCATCACCGGAAAAGGTACAGTTGCGAGTCCGCTGGAGTTTGTGAACGATAAAGCAACGCCAGGGAATTTGAAACTCTACGGAACAGACAGTTCCGGCGTTCGCGGTTGGTTCGACATTGCTGGCAATCAAGAAACGGCAATGAGCGTTACCGGCGATGGAAGCATTGCCACGCCGATCAAGCTAGTTAATGATGTTTCCTCACCGGCTGGAAACTATATGTACGGAACGACAACACTTGGCGTAAAAGGTTGGGTTCCGGCGGTAACTTTTGATTATGTTGATAATTTAGCCAATTCTTTAAATACACGCGTTACTGCTATAGAGTCAGCACCTTACGCAAGCCAATCTTATGTAAACAGCGCTGTCAGCGTGGAAGCAACCAATAGGAACAACGCGGACATCGCTTTGGATGGAAGAATTACAACGCTTGAAGGAACGGTTGTATCTCTTTCCAGCTCAATTACTACCATAAATTCAACGCTTACCATTATTCAAGGAGATATCTCAAACTTAAACGGCGACATCTCCACAATCAACAATACGCTTTCAACGATTCAATCAAACATTACGACTTTGCAAAGTAATGTCTCAACGCTTCAATCGTCCATGACGACAGCGG